AACCTCTTCGCAGACTGCTTCCACCAACTGTCTTTAAGAATAGCGGTGCCCGCCCCGTCAACCGCGTAAGCAGTATTGACGAAATGCTGGAAGGATGCCCTTGCTGCCCAACGACGCATAAACAAGTCCATCGGCATGATCCCCATCGGGTTCAGGCTCGCAAACTGGCGTCCCTTCTCAAGGAAGTTACCGACTGCGCCCTTATGGGCTGCATCAGTGTCGAAAGCCATGTCGTCCATGATGTGCATGAAGTGGTCATTGCGTCCGTAGTCTCCACCAATACCAGTCCATGTCTCGATCACTGCCGATAAGTCGTTAGCTTCATCGACAAGTCCCATACCCTGCTTACCAGTCTTCTTCTTATTGGCTAGGTCACGGACTCCCATCAAGAAGACTTGGCGAATGTCGTGGAAGTCAAACTGCTGAATCGCCGCCTTGAAGCTAGTGCGGCTGATAATGTTCATCAACTCAGGGATCTGTGCGAACCCTAGAACCATCCCGAGAGTGGAGTGGTTCAACGCAGTAGCACCCTGCGCCCACTTGAGAGCAGTCTTATTGTAGATAGCCTGACCCGTGAGGCTTCTGTAAGTATGGCTTAGGACAGCCTTGTAGAAGTCTACTTTATGCGCTTCCCCGGAAGCCTTAGCTTCCTTAACGATGCGAGCTTCCATGTCAGCATAGGACGTATTGGCGTCGCCAAATACTGCTTTGATGCCGTTCCTAACCTCTGCCCCACCTAGTATTTTCTGAGCATAACGAGCCGTGTTCTCTTCGATGCCGTTCTCCATCAACTCATCTAGATGAAGAATGACACCGTCCTCCATCACTTCTGAATACGACTCATCTAATTTGATCCGAGGTCTACCGTAGGATATGTGAGCATTACCACCATCCATGCTAGGTATGATCAATTCCATGAAGTCATCAACACTGCGATCAATCGCCGCTTCGGCTTCGCTCGTGACCGCTTTTCCGGTCGCCCTCTGAGCGTCCATCATGAAGTCCCCTTTCAGCTTCTCTTTCGTATTAGCGAACATGATCCGAGTAGCTTGCCAGTCATTCTTGGCGGTCGGGTCACCTATGTAATCAAAGATGCGCTCAGCCATTCGCCTTGCCTGAGATTCATTGACTCCCGTCTCATTCTTCTTAAGAATAGCTTTTGCGATAAACTGCGTTATCCGCTTTGCGCCAGCCTCGTAATCCCCCTTAAACCTTGTCTCAATAATTCTTCTGAGCTTAATAGGGTTCCACTGCCTATGGAAGTAAGCGTCATCAGCAGGGATGCCTTCAGAGAAGACTCCTTTACTCTTACCGTGTTCTAGGATCTCCCTGTGGAACTTCCGAACAGCTTCTACTGCTTTACCGAGCGGCGAATCCAAGTCAATCTTCTCTCCACTACGCACAGCGCGGACAACTTCTAGATCAGTTAGCGTTTGCCCTGCTCTATGCGCTTCCATGTTAGCTTTCTTAATCGCAGTATGGAGCCTCGTAGAAGCTGCTTCCGTATTCGCTTTAATAGCGGACGTAACGCTGTGTGCCTGTAGTCCACGCGGATCATCAAGCATCACGGCGACGAACTTACGCATGATCGCCGTCTTGCCTCCCATCACACGGCTCGTGACGCCCGTGAACAAGTAGTCAAACTTACCAACAGCAGACTGTAGCCACTTCGGTGCGTTCCAGTGCCTAGCGATTGCCTCTAAGCTGTCGATAGAAGTAGCAAGGTTCTCCCTGAATCCTGCTCCCACCTGAATCCCGTATTGACTCGCTTCTCTAGCTGCAAGCTTTTCAGGGTCTAGACCGATGAACGCTGTCGGACCTACTGAGATAATCTCACCGTCCGCACCCGTTACTACGGATTCCGCTTCGTCAGCAGCGGACAGTTGATCCATCTCTCCACGCTCTGCTTTGTTCGTTACTTCGCTGCGCTTGACGTTGCTATTAGGGTATAAGTCTGATCTTACCGACACTGACTGCTTCGTTCGCTGTTCAAAGAGGTGCTGTCCAAGCTTAGGCGTAAACTTACTGCCATCTTTAGCGACACGAACGGCAGCAGCTAGACTCATATTCTTAGAGTCAGCTACCAGAGTTGTCGTGCCTTTGTTTCTTGCTAAGCGAGCACGATTGCGTAGTTCGTCTCGGAACTGTCTTGCGAGAGCAACAGGATCCTCAACACCAGCTTCTTTGAACCAGTCAATAATCGCCTGTCTGGCGTCATCTGCTTTCTTAGTGCCTCCCTTAGCAGTAGCTAGCTTATTGAGCATAGCTTCTAAAGGACTAGCAAATGCGACACTGACCGCACCTTTCCCTTTGTCGGGGGTGATACTTATAGCTTTATTTAGCTTTACGTTGTAAGGAAGACCTCCCATGCTCTGCACGACTGCCTGTCCTGTGCGGGCCACAGCCACAGTCGCTTTCTTAACGGCATTAAGCAGTGCGCGTGCGCTTCCCCTTTTAATCAAGTTCTCGTCAACACCAACTCGACGAGCTTCTCTAGCTCTCCCAGCATCGTCCAGAGCCGCCCAATCACGATCAACTTGCTTGCGGACGGCAGGACTTTTTGGTTGATCAGCGCGTCGTTTAGCGAGGAGGTCTGCCCTAAGCTCTTCTGCCGTCTTTTTGATAATCTCAGGCTTACGAACTTTAACCCCTCGCTTGACGTTTCCTTTACCTTCTTCAGCCAGCTTTATAGAAAGTTTTAGTTCTGCTCGTATTTTCTTTAACGGTATTCCTCCTTCTTCAGCATCTGCTATAGCGGCTGCTCTCTTTAGAGCGTCCCCATAGTTTCTAGCTAGCTGCGCTTCTTCAGCAGTAAATCCCTTAGCTGCGTCATCTGGACTAGGAAACGATGCAGATTCTCTCGCGTATTTAGGTGCTCTTAGATAAGTGTTGAACCAAGCCTCCATCCTCTGAAGGAGTTCGGGTGATCGTTCACTGAGCAGGCGTCGGTTGACTACCAAGTCTGCTCTAGACCCTGCTGTAACAGTTCCCCCTATATCCCCCGGTATATCCTCTCCTTTCACAAGAAGCTCACGAGGTGCCGCTTTCTTAGTTTCAGTCTGGCGGAAAACAACTTTCAGGAAATTAGCTTCGCTTCCCGTTAATCCTCCGTCACCAACTCGCGCAAATCCCGTTTCCAGAACACTTCTAGGAGACAGAGTATCTAAGAGACCTACTTCTGCGCTCGTTAATCCTCCTTCGCCCGGTGCGCCTTCTTTTCGGAACACGCGATCCAGGAACAGTGACTCATTGTCAGTCAGCCCACCCTCACCGACTCTTACGTCAGCCTTGGTCCCTGCTGGGAAGATCCCGTCAAGTAGATCAGATTCTTCTCTACTCAGTCCTCCAATTAGAACTTCACTTTCCAGGTCAACTTCAGACTCTACGGAAACGACCCTGTCTTCCTTAACTCCTCTCGCTTTAGCTTCGCTGCGAAGAGATCCAGGCTGCTGGTTAGTGTGCCCTAGAGGCATCGAAGCAAGATCCTCAACGTCCTCGTCATGAGGCACGACACGGACTCTAGGATTAACAGAGTCCTCTAACGCCTTCGCCGCTTTCTCGTCTCCCGCTCGTCTCAGCGCATCCGCAGCTTTTCGACGAGCAGCTACTTCACTCATATTCTGGATCGGCCTGAGATACATATGGGGCTTCCAGGCTCCTACGGCTGATCCCAGAACGGCTGAAGCTCCAAGGCCAATCATGACGTCCGTAGGAGTCATCGTCTTATCTAGCTCATAACGAGTCATCTCAAGAGGGACATCAACAGCGAGGTTGGAAACGAGACCTTTAACTGCGCCTGCTCCACGCCGCACTCTGCCTGCCACCGTAGCAGCCCCTCCTACTGCTGCTAACGTAGGAAATATAGCACCCCCTAACAACGTGATCGCTACAGCTTCGCCGCCCATAGCAAGCATAGATGCCGAGAATCCGCCTACAGCACCTAATGTCCCTCCGCTCATCATTTCATTGCGTCGTCGAATCGATATCCGAGCTTGCTGAAGTTCGTAGAGGAACTGATCTTTATTAGTAGAAACGTCTGCGATGCGGTCTACGACATACTTAGGAATGTCGGAAGCAAAATACTCCCGCTCTTTGTCGGTAGGTTCGTAGGTTCCGTTAGTGGAAGCCACTCCATCCATATCCGAGATGAACTCTCCAGTAATAGTGTCGATCGTCAACGCTGTCCCGATCGTCCCCCAGAAGCCGATGTTCTCATTAACCTTGGAAGTCATTGCGGCTTGAATCTGCTGCATCGTCCGTTCTTCTGGAACGTCAGCGATCCACCAGCGCGGCCTTGGCTCCGGGTAGTCAGCTACAGGCCGGAGGTCTGATGGGTTAGGTAGCTGTGGTTGCTCACCCGGATTAGGAACGCTTAAGCCGCTCATCTCTTAACCTCTACTTCGTCAGCAAGCCGTTCAAACCGCTTCCACCTCAACGCCCGAAAATAATTTTGAAGAGCGTCTGACTGATCGAAGAGTCCCGTGTTCCAGTTTCCGCGCCTCGCTACGGTACTAATATCTATAGCGTCCATAATTGCTTCGTTAGGATCTCGAATCGCTTTCTGCTTAAGATCATATTCTGTAACTCCGTATACGGGGACTCCCGAGCGTCCAATCAACGGTTTAAAGTTATTTTCTTCCCGACGCTTTCTTTCGTAATCTTGCTTGTGAGACTTCCACCATCCTTCAAAGAACTCAGAGTCAAACTTTATAACAGTCTTCATCGGAGGCTTATTTCCGATCCCGAACCAATCATACATACTCGGCAACATGCCCGTAGCTTTAGATGGGTCTGGGAACTCTCTTGTTTCGCCATATACGCTTCTGTCTTCCGCTAAAAGAAGCCCCTCTGTCTCAGCAACCGCGTTATTAAGACGACGAAGTCTGACCCCAATAGTCTTGATCGCTTCCGCTCTGTTAGCTTTTGATTGAGGAGTCAAAGTCGGCTCTCCGAATCCGAACCAGCGAAGCGTAGGAAGCGTGCTCTCGTGGTCTACCCACATGCTTCTTTCTTCCGCAGTCACTAACTTTACTTGATCCTTAAGAAGACCCCACCGGATCCGCAGAGCTTTATCGGGTGCTTGCTCCCATACCGTAGAGTCTAGAAGCGTCTCTTCTCTGGATGGCCCCTGTCTTAGAGGTGTCCATCCACTGAGCGAGTCACTGGAAGACTCTGTTTCTACCATATTCTTGGCCCACCGCTCTGGAGCGTCACTCGGAGATAAGCCCGGTTCGGTAGTGCTCAGCCCCGTTTTAAGTCTTCTCTTTTCCTTTTCTAAGGCAGCGGCTTTCAATTTATCAGCCTTTCTTCCCAGAATCAGGTTATTCACACTTGGCATCCCGCCCCGGCCCTCCAGGTAATTAAGCCCTCGTGGCTCATGCCTCATCTGATGATACTCGCTCAACGCAGCTATATCTTGAAGACTTAGCTTAATAGGGTAGTGTGAGGATAATGTGTCGCCACCAACCTTCCATGAGACGTTGAGCCAGAATGCTTCCCCTCCATCCACTGCGCGAGTTACTGACAGTCCTGCGTTAGCCCTCAAGCCGTTCGTAAGCTCCGTTATGCCGTCAATTAGATCTTTGACATGCTCAGACATACTGACCTCGATAGCCGAACCCTTTAAGACTTTGACAGCCTTATCGATGTGCGACTCCAGCATCAGACGACCACCAGTCTCAGAGTGCGCGTAAGATGCAGATGCTAATGTATCATGAGTCCCATCCAGGATCTTCTGGTTGACGGAAGCTCTTGGCAGCTTTGAAACGCCTTCTGATGTAGTGATCTGAACCTTTCGAGACTCATTTGTCTCCATTGCAGCCGCGACGACCTCTGCATCTGTTGCACCAGGGGTAAGCACCCTTAGAAGACGGGCCGCGACAGAGATATCATCCGCATCTGCGAGGCTCATAATCCCTGTGCCTACGGCACCCTTGGCCCCATATATCAGGTCTTGGATGCCTACCATTAGCTTAGGATTCTGTGCAGTGCTCATCAACTCTTGCTCGTTAGCAAACGTCCGAGCAAATATCTCCCAGTCAAACCCAGGATTTTCTTCGTCGGATTTATAAGTAGAGAACCGGCGTTCGAGCGCAGGCGTCCTCTTGATCGCATCAAGAGCTTCGTAGAAGAAGGCAGTATCCGATCCTTGAGGTGCGTAAGTATTTCTAAGAGCTTCGTTATTCCCTAGCATCTTCCAGACAAGGTAGCCATCTTTTGCTTGCTGCCCATCCAAACCCGCATCCTCAACATTGCCAATGCTAGCTCCAAGCTTTAGCGTTCCGCTTACAACTTGATCATTTTCTGAGTTCTCTGTAACAGCTGTTCTCGTAGAGTAGTAAGCCCTCGGGTTATACCAGCCAGCAGACGCTCGGTTACCAGAAGCAGCGTCAGCAGCAGCAGCTTTGTTGACTTTAAGTCGGTTGTTATTTGTTAGTGCGATCTTATACAGAGAAGGTATATCAAACTTCTTAGGAACTTGACCATCTTGACTGTACGTAAGAACGTCACCGTCAACCCTGAGCGAAACTCCCCCACGATCCTCTTCACTTAGTTCACTTTGCTGTCTTTCAGCTTTTAAGATTAAGTCTTCAATAGCGGATTGTGAGTCCATTTTGCTGTCTATGTTTGAAGTAAGCATAGACATAAAGTTGCTTCTAACAGAAGAAGCCTTAGAGTCCCAGGCCGCCGTTGCCTGCTTTCGGCGCAGCACCTTATCCCCGGCAGTTAGCTCTTTGTTTTTAGAGTCCCTGTAAATAATGTTAGCAGAAACATTCTTTAGAAGCCCTGTCTTATTTGTCCCTGTCCTTACGCGCTCATAGATATCTAGAGCGCGATCACGCTCTTCCACCGATGTGGCGTCAACCGCAGCATCTACGAGCCATTTCCCGAAATCTCTGTTAGCCGTCTTAGAAAGAGGTCCAGACAGCGAACTCTGGATAAGATTCTCAACCTGTTTGACAGAAGCGGTTAGCTGTTCTTCTGCCGATGGAACCGTCCGGTCGTCTGCCGAAAAACTCCCATCGTCTGGAGCCGGATGCGAATCAGGCACCGGCATAGTGCCGTTGACGATCTCGATCACTGAAGACTTGTAGTGCTCCATGTTCTCTGCCACTCGGAAGTCTCCTAAGAACTTCTCATGTGCAGCCACGTAACTGCTCCGCTGCTTCGACCTCTCTGCGAGAATCGTAGCCGTATACATATTCTCGTTGCCAACATTATCTGGAATGGTGTCAATAAAAGAAGAAGTTCTAGAAGCATACCACTTAGTAACCGCGTTCGGTGACATCGCTTCAGGGTCTTCCTTCAGCCACTTTCCAAACTCTTCACGTTCTTTTACCCAGGACTCTCGGACAGCCTTCCTTGCGCGTGCCTGACTCAAATACTTAGGGAAGCCGGGAGCGTTAAACTGAGAAAAGCTTTCCGATGGGACGAATCCTTTTTGCCACGCTATTTCCTGCCCCGTCATCGAAGCTTGAAGATCGATGTATTCAGAAGCCTCTAAAGCTTGCGCTTTCATCTCAGCCTCTAAAGATTTCTGCTCAGCTTTCCCTCGACGTTTCTTATTTTCAGTCGCCTGACCGAACTGTTGAAGAGACTGGGACAGCCCTGAGAAAGCTTGAGCAAATGCTGCCATTTCCTGCGCTTTCTGCATGTCAGCCCCGAGAGGCTTTACGGGAGCTACGGGAGCTACGGGAGCACCCGCTCTACCAGGGGTTACTGATGTGCTGACTGGGGAAGCGGTAACTCTAGTAGTAGGAAGCGACGTCTGTGGTAGACGAAGGTTGGGCTGTAAGCGTCTGCTTGCCATTATTTAGAATCCCCCATAGTAAGTGCTCTGCCCGCCATACGTGTAAGTATTGCTAGTAGTAGGAAGCGACGTACTATACGTGTTAGTATTGCTAGGAGTAGATGTAGCTGTAGCTGCAATAGGTGGGGCGAGAGACGTTCCCGTCTGGTAATGAGCGGCTGCGCCAACGATGGAACTTGCTCCCTGGATCAGATAAGGAGCCATGCTCGGAGACTGGATCTGCTGAACAGGCTGCGCTGGGTCAATCGGCTGCATCGGTCCTGGGAGTGCTTGATTGATGATGGACTGGGAGCGAGCCTGCATTGCCTGCATCTGTCGTTCCGATTGCTTGACTTGATTAGTCACGTTCTTAAAAGCAAGGAAAGTAGCCCTAGCTTCCATTACGTCATACTGCTGTTTAGATAGAGCTACAGAGTTGCCTGTCGTCTCCGCTTCTGCTGCTGACGTAGCTACGGTCCCCTTAGCGTTAGCGGCTGCAATGCTATACTGATTAAGCTCGTCCATTTCCTTGTCTCGGATCTGATCGATCTTCTCGTATACGGACTGATACTGACCTGACAGAGACTGCTTCTCTGACTCTACTAGTGTAGCAAAGTTCTCGTTCTTCCACTCTGATACCTCTTGCTGGAAATCTACAGCCCTGTCAAAAGAGTCTTTCTGCCAGATCGACAAGTCCCTATTAGCCTTAGACTGTGCTTCTGCTCCTTTTTTTGCCTGACGAGCTTGGGCCGCAGCGGAGGCGACTCCTATGACTGCCATAGCGATTGATACTGGCTCACACATCGTTTAACCTCGCAAACTCGTAAAATGTAATGTTCTGTGGTCCATGAATGATTTCTCGGATGAACGAGAATCCCGTTCTTCTGATCCACTCAACGTGGGCCGTATTTCTTTTATCGACAATGTTGCATACCATCTTATACGGACGGATGAGCATTGGGACAACTGTTCTAGACCACCGCATGAAAGTCACAGGGTGGTCCGTAATATCGTTAGTTCCTAGCATCCAGATGACGCCTACGTCAGCGTCCGCCGGAGACACTCCAAAGAGTGCTACAGCCCTGTCATCCAGCGTAGCTGCATAACACGGCTCAGAGGCTCTGTAGCTCACTAGGAGAGCCTCTAGAGGGCTGAAGCCCCCAGAGGCTTCTACTTCATCCTTGTCCGCTTCGCGCATGTCCTGGGCGACTACATCGATGTCAGCTTCTACAGCGATACGGTAGCTAGCTTTCATAAGTTACGCACGGGTGCTGCGGCTCGTGTATTGAGCTTCAAAAGCGATCGACTGGATGTTACTAGGTAGCGGGCTACCGTTCTCGATCTCGATCTTGACTTCGTCAGACTGAGCGAACACAGGGAATCTGAAAGTTCCACTCGCGCTAGGGACAGACCCTAGATATCCGCCAGTGCTTAGGAACCTTCCTGAGAACGGGTATTCAATCGTCTCTCCTTCTTTGTCAGCGATTAGCTGCGTGACTTTGACTTTGAAGAACGCAGTGTCTTCATAAGTGACCGACATATAGCGAAGCTGATGGCGACCAGTAACAACTGTTTCTACTCCTCCAGCCTGACGCGCCTGCTTTAGAGTCGGCTTCGTAGCCTCATACTTCATCACGTAAGGGATGCCGACGTAGAACTCGTCCGTTGCCGAGAACTCTTCTTCTAGCGTAATCGTCGGAGTCGTGAAACTGCTAGACCCTGCTGTCTCAGGAAGCACTTCCTTAGTGCTGACGTTGTCAATTAGGGCTGCTGTTGTTGAATTGTAGTTCCTTGCCGTGATGAACAGGCTCGTTGTCGTTGCCACGACAAGTACATCGACATCAGTCGTCAGGAAGTCAGAGTCCCAGTAGTCTGCGGCCAGCGCAACTGACCCTAGCGTGACGTAGCTGTTGCCTCCGGTGCGCTCCATCTTCACCCGGTAAGTCGAGCCAATCACTACAGGCACTTCGTGGGCGGCCTTGCCTTCCTCCGTGGTGAGACCGTTCGGGTTGTTTAGCTGTAGATGCCCGGTGCCGTCCGTCTGGATACTACCAGGGCTTTCAGATGCGTCCGTCCAACCCGTTGGCGGCATTATCTGCCGGACGCTGACGTTGTCGAACGTGATGTCAGTTGGGTCTTCTGTACTGTTCCGGTTAATAGCAAATTGACCCGTCGGGCCGTTGTTCATTAACGTAGCCGTATGCGTCCCCACTGTGCCTGGGATAACTGCGTATACACCTGTCTCCTCGAAGCCTACTAGTAAGCTTCCCGCCGTAGCCACCGTAATATCTAATGATATTTCGTGGAGCTTACCAGTCGAGTCTGAGTAGCCAGTTTGCAGAACGTATTGGCTCTCCCCCGCCGTTGATACGATCCGAGCTACACCACTAGAGATAGTCGCCCCCGCACTCTTCGTCCAGGCAGGCTCAATGACTTCAGTGACCGTGACATCGTCAAAGGTCGCGTCCCCTGTGTTCTCAGCGTTTAGGAGCATGATCCACAGACTCGTGGATGTCGCGGTTACAGTAGTGTCTACAGCGACCACGTAGGTCGAGGTATACAGATAGCTGTTGCCCCACTGGGTATCACCTAGAGCGAATCGGCATCCAACGCCTGCGGCAGCCCCAGATTTAGCGGCTTGGACTCGGTAAGTCTTACCGACTACGACCGTCACCTCTTGGTGAAGTGCTGCATAATTCGTCCAAGTGCCATCTGAGTTACTCAACTTCGCCTTGCCTGAACTGTCCCACGAAGCACTGCCGGTGCCTACAGTTGTGCTCGACCACCCAGTAATGTCTGTATCAAAAGTCCCGTTAGTGACTAGCTCGGACCCGACGATCACCTCAAAGTCGCCGTGCGTCGTTAGTTCACTGCCGTAAACAGTAGTGGCTCCAAATCCGCCGTTGATGACTAACTCGCTGCCAAAGCTTAATACTTCTTTTACGGAGAGTCCGTCAAACGTGATGTCGGTAACGCCCGTGTTCAGAACTCTGAAATCACCTACTCCAGTTCCTTCATTGATGAACGTCAAAGAATGTGTCCCTACTGTAGCCGGGAAAGAGTAAGTAGTAGGACCACCTAGAAAGTAACACCGAATACTACCAGAGACTACGGCCTTGATTGTTAGCGTCACTTCTACGATCTTACCCTGCGTAGCCGTGAATCCTGCGCTGGTCTGGCTCAGAGACTGCGCTCCACCATCGGATGACGACAACCTGCACTGTTCATTAGCAACCGTCGTTCCCGAACTCTTAGTCCAGTCAGAATCCGTGCTGAAGCCACCGCCAGTTACTAGCTCATCGCCGCGCCCTGTGGCTGCCACGGCTGCCGTTTCCGCATTGGAGACTGACGCAATCGTCATTACTTCGCCGTCCGTAGATACGACTTGGACAGCTGCCTGCTGAGAAGCCGTGAAGCTGTATTCAGGGCGTGCCGTGTTCGTTAAGTTGATCGTGAAGCCACCAGCCGCATTGTCCGCACCATCTCCTACTACTTTGATCCTGTTATCTAACGTCGTGACGTAGTCAGCCCCTGCGTCTACTTTGCCGGTCTGGAAGTCCATCTTCTCCAGCCAGGACTCACCGTCTCGCACCGTAACCATATACAGAGTCTGCTGAAGAAAGTGAGCTTCAACGATCTCAGTATCCGTGAAAGTCATCTTAAACCAAGCAGCCTGGACACGACCTTGATCTGATTTGAGGAACTTGAACGCATACAGCGTGTTGCTAGGGTCAGCCCTGATGACGAGTAAGTCTTCGTGGGTCGTAGTTGCCAGCGTCTTGATCGTTCCCTCGATATACTTAGGAACCTGTGCCGACGCCTCCACGGCATCGAAGTTCAACTCATCCTGGCCCGTCTTATAGAACTCTCGGATGCCGCTGAAGTCTCCCCTGTCAAAAGAGAAGAATAGAGTATTGCCAGCAGGGCTAGGCGCAGCGACTGTGGATGCGTTGAAGTTAGTCACTTCAGTAATCGTCGCAGTTCGCGGGGTCAGCGTAGGGATTCCCTGCAACACGAACTGCGTCAGGTCCGAGAAGAGCACGAGACGATCACTGAAGGGCTGAGAGCGGCGAAGCTTGTTAATAGATGTTCCACCTACTCCTACATCAATGGGGGCTGAGTCCGGCAGATACGTCACCGTATTGCGGAAGAAGTTGAAGAACTCCCCTGCTTCACTGAGACTACAGTTCTCACCGCTAAGGAAGACGAGCCTTCCTTTGAAGTAATTCATCTCACTGATCGTTTTCCCTACGAAAGAAGGAAGAGGGTTAGTCAAGTCAGATCCAGTAGAGCGGTCTGAGAACTTGAACGTTTCCCAACTCACTGCCGAGCTAGCGTTATTCTGAGGAGTCAGACCATCCGCAGGCTTTATCTGCCAAGAGAGATCAGGCTGTCTGACGAGGATGTGAGGCATCGTCGCGCTGTCTAATTCGTAGCTGATGCCGGGAGCCGCAGTCTCAACCCAGGCTCCAGTTCCAAATGATCCCGCAATCCCTGACACCGTCACAAACTTAACGTAGTAGTCATCTATTTCAGTCTCAGGATCCCCCTGGATGAACAGTATCTGTCCATGCTTAGCGACACCCGGAAGATCAGAGAACTCCCCGACAGGGCTTCGGATGAGGACCGCAGCATTACCACCGAAATGATCATCTAACTCGATCGTGAAAGCTGACGCGTGCGTAACATAGATTACGCTACCGCTCCTGACCGCAGTGACGTCTGTAATATCGTTTAAGCCCTCAGTCGGCCCCGAAATATTGTTCGACGTTCCACTAGGAACACCGTTCGTCAGTGCTTCCGCGATGTCGGCTGTGGATGCAGCGGTCGCGGGGTTCGTTGCCGTTGCCTGCTCATGTAGCACTTCTATGCTAGTTACTGTGCCTCCACCGTCCAAGTTGAAGCTCGCTTTGACCTTTGCCCCGTAGTTAGCGGACTTGATCCAGATCATCGCTTCATGCGTTTGCAGACTTCCAGGACTAACCGTAGACTTCATAACTACCGGCATCTTCGTGTTCAGAAGATAAGTAACGTCACCGATAGTCGTAGCTCTTATTGACGCCTGTGTAGCATCCGCTAAATACTGGATTGAAGTAGTTCCATACGGGTAGTAGACGTTCTGGTGCTGCCCATCTAAGTCATACAGATACAGGCCACCTAGAGGAGCTACTGCTAGGATATACTTCTCTGTCTCATCACGCTGAATGAAGTGGACGAACGAATCACTGAGATTTAAGTTAGTTGCTCCTCCAGACTTTTTAAGCTGGGAGACGAACTCTGTTGGAGGTCTCTTCACTAGTCCGCCAATAATCAGCGGAACCGCGTTTTCCTGCGCCTCACATTGGTTCTCTAGACGCTGTGTTGAAGGCTGCTGTGAAACTCCACCGCTAAGGTTCGGAAAGCTAGTAGAGATTAACGGCATTAGAAGGAAGACCCTCGGAGTGCAGAGCGGCGAGCTACTGACTTGTAAGTGTCGTAATTGTCGAAGATAGAAGTATCCGCAGTGTCCATTTCGAACTCACGAAGCAAAGCTCGCGCCCTGACTTCATCTTCTTGAGAGAATTGGTGGTGCGCCTGACTGCCTACCATCCTGTCCTGGAACACTCTGGAAGACTGGACCGTGATGAAACGTCGGACAGGCTCAGGTAGCTCCGTCCATTCGAGCAAGTAGACGACAGTAGCTACGACAGCCTTCGTAAACTTGTAGCTGTTGTCCGTCCGGTTGAAGAGCCTGTCGCCACGCTGCGTGATGTCACGCCTGTCTCCACTTCCTGTTCCATCCGTCCAGTAATCGATATCAACCCGGACTACGTTGTCGGGGAGGTAGATGAATGAACTACTGTCTGGAGTCAGTGAAACTTTCTTCTGTAGATTGAAATGCCAGCCTGCTGTCTGAACGTCCCTACTGATCTCAGTGAGGATGTTTCTAGCGATCGCTGCGTCAGCGTTCTTCTGCCCTTCTAAGTGCGTGATTGGAGGTTCTCCAACAGCCGACAGCATCGTGTTCACTGCCTGCAACTCAGTCGTTCTTGCTATAGCCATTAGAGACTCCGTGTATTCAGAGTTAATAAAAAATAGGGCATCCTAGCTGCTACTCTAGGATGCCCCTGGAGGACTCACTTATGAGGAGGTGAGTGTATCAAACTGCATTAGCCTGTTTGCAGCGTCTTGAGGGCATAGCAGCATTCTTCACGGAGAACACCGTGACCCATCGCATACTTAGCCATCAGCATCGTGCCGAGACGCTCCATGAAGTATTCCGACTCCATAGCGAGGTCCAGCAACTTGACGGTGCCGACACCTTCCGTCTGGAAGATGAGACCTTCAATACCTGAAGCATCATAGGCGTAGCCTGTGTCGGTTCCAAACAGGTCGTTGCGGACCTGTGCGTTACCGAGAAGCGCATTCGATGATTCATCGGTACTCGGGATGTGGTTCGACTTCATGACACGGATGCCAGCCACGGACACGATGTTGCCACCAGCGACCGAGCCGTTACCTTCGTTGCCGTAGTCACGGTTGATCGCGTCCTTGTTCTCGTTAATGAGAGCGTAGTAGTTAGCTGGAGTCAGGAGAGCGATGCGACCTTGGTCACTGACGTTCTTCTGATCCATCAAACGCGCAGCCGTGAAGAAGCCACGGATCATGTTCTGGGCTTTATCTGCCGTCGATGTTGCCGCTCCGGTTGCGCCAAGCGTAACGTTCACTGCATTGTCAGCAAGCACGTAACCCGTGGAGACTGCTGTATTAGTAGCCTCTTGAGCAACCGCGATTACAGCACCATGGTAGGGCCGATCAAGTTCCGCCCATGAATTACCAAAGCGGTCGTTGTTCGTAATGCCGTTCACCGCGCCAGCCAAGACAGTCCGCATGGAAGCCTTGTCAGCGTTGTAAGCGAGTTGGCGACCAATCTCAGTCGAGTAGATGCTCCGAACCTCATAGTGGTTCTTAGCTTCGTCGATGTCTGCAAGGAACGAGGAGGCAGTCAGGACACCGTCGATGTGGATGATCCGCTCGTTATGCTTGATGTGGGACAGATATTCGCTACCTGTAGTTTGTTCATCACCGAACAGGGATTCACCTGGGGTGTGATACTTAGCTTCAGCAACGCCCGTCACCGGGAACTGAGCCGACTTACCGCTGGAGATCGTGCGAACACGATGCAGCGGCATCATAATGTTGTTTGCTTCAAACGTAGTGAGAACTTCACCAGAGAAGACTTTGAGGAACAGGGCGTTTTCGTTAGCTGTGGTGCGTGCTGCACCATTCTGAACGCCCAAACTCGACGGGTTTTCTGAGCCGTAATAGGTCATAGTAGTAACTCCTTAAAAAGGTTTTGTTTAGAGACAAGTAAGTTGTTGATGCTCAGTCTCAGTAACCAAAAGTTACCCAGTTATCCACCGCAGCGGGCCGAAGTTTCTGCTCCTCGACAGCACATCAGTTAAGTAGTTTTACGTCCTACTCACGACGTATGTTAGTTTCAGGTAGCGCGACGAGCAATACGCTCAGCGGCTGTAGCTGACGGGCCACGCCACATGCGGACACCGGCTACTGCTAGGCCGATCTCTAGGATCATCTTGCCAGCCTGGAGATACCAGGGTTCGCCTGTGTCCATCATCAACGCTTCGCGGAGAGCTTCCGCCTGGGAAGCTGAGACGGTCCCTTGAGTCTGCATCTCATTGATGATCGTTAGTGCAGCTTCTACTTGACCGGAAGAGAAGATGCCACAGGACGCAAAGAGGAGGCAGAGAGGAACGAGGTATAGGTAGCGCATTATATGATGGAGGAGACTCGTAGTCGGTTTTCGACGTCTTTTCGGTAAGCGGGATCCTTCTGATACTTCGGATCCTTCATCGCGTTAGTGAGTTCAGCTAGTGAACGGAAACCGCCAGAGGCACCTGAAGCTGCTGTGGACCCCTGGACTAGAGGCTTCGTCTCGCCTGCTTCAGCTTTCCAGCGGTTAGCTAGGCTACGCACAGCGAACATCATTTCGTCCGTATCACCCGTAGTAACGATCTTGTTGAAAGCTGACTGTTCGCCTTCAGGCAGGCTGCCTTCAGCCCACTCAAGCATCGACTTGTAGCCTTCTTCTCCACCAGTCAATCCGTATACGGTATCGAAGGTCGCTTTCTGGACAGCCTTCTGTCCTTCCATGTAACCGTCGATCATCGCTTGAGGGATACCCCAGGACTTGATTTCCGTGATAGATTCACTGGATAGCTCGCCCGTTTCAGCGAACTCGTCAGAGAACTTCGTGAAGTCTTTCCCGCCTGTCTCAGCAGGACTCTCGACTTCCGCTGGTTCATCCGGGGACTCCCCGGATTCTTCGGGTGCCTCTGACATCTTCGTCTGAAGCTCTCCGTAAGCTTTAGCGAGATCCTCTGGAGCAGCAAACTTCTCAGGCAGCCACTCGGGCCTGTCGGCCTGTGGCGCAACTGCCTCTTCTGCTTGCGGCTCCTCTGCACTCTGCACGATCTCTACTTTCTGATAATCACTCATCGACGTTCTCCATCTGTTTGGCTGCCATCTGCATAGCCTGTGGTCCCAGCTGCTGAGCCATCTGAGCTTGCTGCGCTTGCTGATCCATCTGAGCGACTTCTTCAGCAGTGCGGACTAGGTTCGTAGTATCAATACCCAAAGCTGAAGCTCTGCGCCCCATGTATTCTTGAATGTTGATGTATTTGCTGATCGTTTCCGGTCCCAATATCTGAGCGATTCCTGAAAGGTAGACATCTAGCCTGTTTAAGTCGTTACCACGACCTAAAGCCTCAATACCCGTTACGATAGCAGGAGTGATCTTGTCTCTCGGAATCTTAGGAAGCTTCTTCTTCTTCTCCATCCGGTCCATTACCCGGTTGACGAGGGGAAGCTGAAACTCCTGACTCAATACTGAGTAGATTCCGCCTAGCTGTCGTTCGATAGACTGAGTGACGAGCCTGACTTCTTCGGCTGTGACTCGGTCAGCGTTACGGATCGTGGACTCAGTGAGAAGAAAGGCGTAGGAGAGCCGATCGTTGATCTGCTGCATCGTCGCAAGCGCGACCTGGAAGTCGTTAGCTTTGCCTGTCTGGAGGACAGTGACGTCAGACGCGCTGCCTTCTCGAATCGCGCCGTTAGGGGACTCTGCTAGCGTCCTAGCTCGCGTCGTGCCATTAGGGTTGACGAGGAACAGAACCTTAGCAGACGCTGCGGACCCTTCGACGATCGCTTGGGACAGACCCTCAAGACTCTGTAGGTCACCGAAGTATTGCTCGACGTAACCGCGCCCATAGTCCTCACCGTCAACCCTCGTCATCCGCATCGTAATGAACGGTGCTTTGTTTTTAGGGAAGACTTGCTGAGTCTCCTCAATAATCTTCCCTTTAATCTCCTGGACGATCTCTACCCGACCATCAGGGAGCGTCTCCTGCTTCGTGTAGAGGTCGCAACTGTCTTCATACTCCGCGATATTGGATTCGACGTAAGCGCGGATCGTAGGTGGGAGCATCGCGGGAGCGATCGTCTCCTTCATGATGACGCACTGGTCATTGCCCATCGGATCGCGCTTACAGACGTAGCGATCCAGATGGATGATCCGCATGGAGCCTTCATCAGGTAGATAAAGCAGGGCGTTGCCTGTGACGACTAGATGTCGTAGGGCCTCGAAGGTCGCCACGCGGATATTGTTTACTTCAATTTCGCGGGAGACAGCATGTTCGATCTCTGACAGCGACTTCTCTACCTCAGTCTTTACGTTAGGACCGAGTGCCGCCATCTTCTTCTTCTCATCCTCGTTAATAACGAGACGGAAGAAAGGGGCGTTAGGGGGGAGGAGAGAAAGCAGCAAAGCTGAACTGAGGTTGTTGACCCCCCTAGCACCCACAGATTGATAAGGCGTAGGGAACGACTGCGAACTATGGTTCCCGTCGTCAGGCAGGATCGTAGGTATCGTCAGCTTTGCTGCGTCCCTACCCCTAGTCAAATAGCTCTGCCGTTGAGCTTCTAACTTGCTGTAGAGCGCAGCTATTGTTCCTTGGTCGTTCATCTTATGCGTTGACCCCGACCGACGGAGGCACAGACAGCGGGATCGTCAACGCTGACTTTCCTGTGACGCCCCCTGCCGATCGTCTTCGTCGTCCTGCTTTAGTCTGCGGCCTTTTCTGCTTTAGAACTTCTGGAGGTGCGCTCGGCATCTGGGGTGGTGGAGGCAATACGACAGGCTCAGGAGCCGCTGGAGCTTCCTGTGGAGCAGTTTGCTGCACTACTCTCTGGATTTTTGGACTGGAGAAACACATAGCAGACTCCTTACAGGACTGTCTCCTGTTGCTCGTTATAGATTTTGTTAAGAAAGCGGACGATAGCTCGCTGTCCTGACATGAAGTAGACTTGCTTCACAGACCACTCAAGGTCCGCACAGCATTCGGGAAATCTTTTGTTCAGTTCCAGAATTAAACTTTCTGAAAGTTGAGGGAAAGGACGAGATTCTTGTTGATCAGTCATTCCGTATAGTCACCCTTCTCTACAGCCATATAAGCGTAAAGCAGCACGCTGTAGTTAATTAAGTCAATAACAGTGTCTTTAAGACCTTCATCCTCTACTTCGAACTTACCGTTCTGAACGTAAGTGATCAGCCGGGACAGCTTGTCCGTCATCCGAACGAGGAACCCAGCCTCAGTAGAGGCGATTCCTAGCCTTTCTACACGAGTGAAGTTGAGAAAACAATCCTCCGCTTTGTCCCCGCCGCTGTAGTCATGGTTCTTCCGAGCCATCAGCATCCGAGCCGTGTCCGTCATCTGGAGATGTAGAGCTAACAGTTCTTTCCTACTCAACGCCATATCAGTTTTCCTTCCTAGGGTTCCAGAGATGGACAGTGCTAGTGCTGAACTCATATTCCCTGTGCCTGAGTATCCTGGCTACCCGAGCCTGTAGCAGCGCATCCTCTTCAGTAAGCCCTGCTTTAACGTAAGCTGCTACGACTGTATCCCAGGTCGCACTTTCTTTAATCATACGTCCTGCTCTTACTATGCCTAGTCCAGGGCACCCCGAGTAGCCGTCTACTGGGTCACCAGCTATAGCTTGGATCAAGTGGTTAGCGTCAGCCTGTTCTTCAGAGATCGCTAGGATACCGTCATCCGTTTTGTTGAAGTAGAAGCATAGCCCCGGTATTGTCAGTAAGTCTTTATCGATCGTGACTATGATCTTCTCGTCAGCCGGGAACTGTGGGCCTGTAGCATACAGACCTAGCAAGTCATCTGCTTCCAGCTTCGGAAGGCTGGGCGCGTTATAAGTATCCTCCGCATAAGCACGCAACGCTTTGAAGATCAGCGGCTTCCTCCTGCCTTTCCTGTTGCTCTTGTATGCAGGGAGAACGTCCTTCCTCCAGTTGCGCTTATCCGAAAGGGCGATGACTGGATCTTCTGTAGCTTCCAGCCTCTCCTGCATACCTACTACCCAGACGTCGAACCGCTGCTTCGCTTCCTTGAAGTCAGAGTGCAGCGTCCACATGTCGTCGCCCCAGTCTGTAGCCGTCTCACAGGCTAAGCATACTTCATAGAGCACGACGTCTCCGTCAATCAATAGTCTCCGCGTCATCTTCAAGTCCTCCAACTTTTAGTGCCGTTCTCGCAATCTCTACCAACCCGACACAGGAATGGTAGGAGCCTGAATAAGAAATAGTCAGGTCTTCAGTCTTCTGCGTCTTCTGAGCAGACCCAAGAAATATCATGTCATCAAAGCGATCCTGCAATTCTTTGATCATGTCTACAGATGATATGAATCTAAGGTCCGTCATGATGATCTCTTTAACTTGCTTACTCTAGCTTCTATTGATTTCCGCATAGCTGAGTGAGGAGGGTATCGAAAGTAAGCGATCGCTAGATCCGCCTGCCCTTTCTTCTCTACTAGATATGAAGACAATGAAGTCAGTAAGTCTCTGGCTGTTGGGCCGTAAGCAGTCCAGCGAAACACGGTGCGGCCCATAGCCGTCTTCCGAGATTCAACGTAGCACTTGCCGCCCAGTATGTCTCGCAGCCTTTCTATAGTAGCTCGGGACGTAGACTGAACGTCCACTCTTACACCCGGTGAAACCCGGATACAGCCCTCGCCATCTATGAGACCCCCCGCCCACGAGAGGTCAGTGAGTCTCTGCCCAATTTCCTCCAACTTTATACTCTCCATCGAGCGGGCACCTAAAGCCGAGCGCGGCTGTAGTTTCTCGTATGGACTGAACTGAAAGCTTCCCGACATCGTCAGCGATTTCCTCGCGGACTTGTAGTTGAAGCTCATCATGAACGTGAGCTACCTGAAGAACGTCTTCAGGTCCATAACCTTCTGTCCGCAGATGCTTATGAAAGAGAATGGTAGCCTCCTTCATAATAACTGCTCCTGCATTCTGGAGTAGAGTGTTCAGAGCAGAGTGCTGAGAACGTATGCGTAGTTTCCTCCCGTCGATTCCCGTCAAGTAATCCTGAGTAGTCATGCGGAACTTTATTCCGTCCAAGACTTTCTTCAGTGCAGGCATCCGTGAGAAGAACTTACGACGTAGCTCGCGCCCTGCTGCCACGCCTCCCCCCGTTATGTCGCCAAGCTTCCCGTCCCCTGCACCATAGCAGAGAGCGTATATGAAAGTCTTAGCGTTGTCCCTCGTAGGCAGCCCGGCTGCTTCCTGGTTAGCGGAATGGATATCCCCTTCTAGTATCTCACTCGCATACCGACCCTCATCGAACGGGAACGTGTAGTGAGCAAGACAGCGTAGCTCGATGCCGCTAGCGTCCACACCTACGAGCTTGTAACCAGCAGGGACCGTGAACAGACTGCGACACTCCTTGCCCCAAGGTGAGCCAACGCGGGGCACCTGAGCAACGTTCGGACTACTGTGCGTGCATCGGGCTGAGACCGCTCCACAGGGATTCACGCGCCCGTAGATGCGCCCGCCCTCCTCGCACTTCAGCCAAGCGGCCTGCCCATCAGCAAGCTGACCTAGCCTCTTCGTGATCGTCAGATACCGGACAAGCTCCTTAGCTTCTGGGTAGCTCAGTGAACTCAGCACTGACTCATCTACTTTCGGCTTACCTTCGTTAGTAAAGGTTACAGGTATCCAGTCATGCTTATCTATGAGACCTTTAGATATCTGATCCCGAGAGCCGGGGTTAAACGGGATCCTCTTAACTTTGATGGCTCCGTGTAGTAAGCCTTTTCGCAGCGCAGCAGGGGCGTCCTTCTTGCGCGTATACCGGATATCAGTGACTGGGTCGTAGTAATACGACGGAGTTTTCATCCGTATAATCTGTTCAGGGAACAACGACTGCAACTTACGGTGAAGAGAATCCTTCTCGCTCAGTAGAGAGGCATGTAGCTTCCTAGCCTCGGCTACGTCGAAAGCGAATCCGTTTCTCTCTTGTTGTGCGATAGCTGCCGCGAAGTCGTGCTCCCGCACTGTAGGGCTTTCGGGAGGGTTCTCCTTCTTAATCTTAGCCCATAGTGACTGGGTAACACGGACGTCCTGCTTGCAGTATTCAGCCATCTCTGGCGTGAACACTTCCCAGTCGTTCGTCTCACCGAAGTCGCCCTTGAGCAGACCGAGGCGCACACCCCAAGCCTTCAAGCTATGCCTGCCTGCTAGCTGCTTCGGAAACTCAGGGGACTGAAAGTCCTCGACCTTGATGTCAGGCCAGAGCATCCGCGACATCACGAGCGTATCTCGGACAACCCCCGCTGGCTTCCAGTCAGGGTAGAGCCGCTGTATCACCGGGATATCAAAGTTCTGGACGTTATGTCCTACGATGACGTCAGCCTTAGCGAGCCTGTCTAACGCTTCCTCTGTCTGTAGAATCTCAGGCTCACCGTCTTCAGTAGACAGTGCGATACAGTGTATAGTCTGGAGACCTAGCAGTGTCCTGAAGTTAGAGATCCCGTTCGTTTCAATGTCGAACAGTAGAGTTTCCATCAGCTTGGCCCCGCTCGTCTACTAGGAACGTCTACTACTTCAGGCGCAATCCATTCAGATAGCCGCCCTGTATCCCCATCATACTCAACAGTCGTAGCGATACCTGTGTGCCCGCTGTATCTGTTCTTCAATATGCGTAGGATCATCCGGTCAGCAGTGGCTGCGTCCTGCTGGTTCCTCTCGCAACCGACGACGGCATCAGAGAGTTGACCGATAGCAGCACTACCTCGGAGTTGCGCGAGGCTCGTCTGCCCACCTTCCTCATGTGCCCGGCCTTCGGGACGCTTCAAGTGGGACACTACGTGCAGGTTGATGCCCGTCTCTTCGCAGAGGGACCGTAGCTTCGTCATCGTGTTGTCAATCATACGTCGCTCATCTCCTTCAGATATCGCTGAGACAACGATGGAGAGGTGGTCAAGAATGATATACTTGCACTCCATTGCCCTCGCCATGTATCGGATACGGTTCAGCAGATTAGCTGGATCGATGGACCCCCAGTGATCATAGAGCACTAGCTGCCCACTGCCCACCGTAGCGTCAAACGCAGTCCTCTTAGTAGCCTCTTCGATCCCTCTCGTCTCCCAGCTATGCGGAGGACAGTTCATCTCTAGGCCCATGATCTGCTCTGACGTCTTACGGATGCTCTCTTCTAGCGCGATGTAGCCGACCTTCTCGCCCTGCTTGATCAAGTAATGGGCTAGTTCTCTAGTGACGCTGCTCTTGCCGATGCCTGTCCCGGCAGTCAACGTGACTAGCTCACCGCCCCGCATACCGAACAGCTTCTTGTTCAGCCCATCCCAGGGATACGGGATCGACTTACGGACATCCTTCTTGATGATCATCTCCCAGACTTCTTCTCCTGGGATGACGCCATCGGGCCTGTAAGCTTTAGCTCCGTAGACTGCGTCTATTAATTCACGGACATGTCCCTTCACTAAGCATTCGTTCGCGTCCTTCCCTGGCAGGCTAGTGACGATCTTGACTTTGCCGGGGCTGAGTTGCTGAGCAGCCTCGATCGCAGCAGCCCTGCCCTGAGCATCCTGGTCGAAGCATAGGATGACGGACTCGAAGGACTCAAGCCATTCGATATTCTGTGCGACTACTTTAGAAGCAGACTTCGCGCCGTTAGGAATGCTGACTACAGGCCACTTTAAGTTGAAGCACTGAGATAACGAGAGAGCATCTAGCTCACCCTCAGTGATCGTCACCATCTTCCCGCCATCCCGCCACAGATGAGAGCCATAGAGTCCGACCTTCGTCGTGTCTCCTACCCATCGGAACGTCTTGTCCTGGAACCGTAGCTTCTGAGCCACGATGCCGCCCTGGGGGTCGCAGTAGTTAGCGACCTGGACAGGTCTGCCTGAGTATTCACCTACTCCGTATCTCCACTTCTTGCACGTATCCTCATCGATACCTCGCTTCGCTAACGTAGCGACCTCAAACTCTATTAGTCCAGTCATCTTCCTCCTCTCTTCTGTTTTCGGTGCAGCAGAACCCCCCTCGGGGTGCTCGTAATAGTCACAGCCAAAGCAGTAACCATGCCCGTCTTCATACCGAGCAAGGTTATCCTTGCTGCCGCATTTCGGACAGGGTTCGTGATTTAAGAACTTCGAGTCCTCCAATTTCAGTTACCTCCAATTCGATTCCAGGCGTTTCGCCAAAACTCTTAGACATGGACGCCCATAGCAGTTGAACGTCATCCTTCCAGACAACTTCGTTCAGGACATCTAACGTCTTGAAGTAGTTATCTACGTCCCCTCTGGGGGCTAGCAGCTTAGAAGTCTTAGGCTTCCTTACTATGAAAGCTGTAGTGACAGCCATCGGCTGTCTTAACGGAAACTCAGGCGGAAGCACTGTTGCCTGGAACAGCACTGCTGCCTGCTTCCGAAACTCTGTGTAGTTCTTCCCGTAGAAAACGTGTCCCGACCTCGTGAACCTAGGTCTAGAGGCCGGGACTGGATCTATAGGGATGAACATCTTCCAGACGCCACCGTGACGCTGGATCGAGATCAGTCTACCAGTCGAAGTCGCCTTCTCCTGGGGGGACCGGGATGTCCTTCTCTTCGGCCTGCTTACCATCGGTCGTAAAGCCTTCCTCTTCGCTGAATGACCAGCTTTCAAAGCTGTCGCCACTAGAGACAGTGACTAGCTCGATCACTTGCACAGCCTTCAGTCGCAGAGTGATCCCTGTGCCTGTGGCCCCCGTGCTGTAGGGAACGATCTCGCAGCCTACCTTGACTTTGGACCCGCCGCCAATCAGTTCTGTCATCGGCTTGCCAGAAGAATCAAAGAGAGCGGGTCGCTGCTCCCACGTATCCCCCTGGCGACCACCGATAGCACGCAGCTTGAACTTAACTTCAAAGTTTCCGTTAGGATTCCCTGCGTCATCCTTATCGTCCCGAATAGGGAGAGGAGCCATCTTACCGGACTGACTACCTCCTCCATCAACGAAGTCCTTGAGCACTTCCTTGACGCTGCTCATGATTCCTTTGACGGAATCCTTGTCCAGGATCAGGGATACTTTGTAAGCCCCATCCTTGTCGAACTTGGTATCCGGCTTGTTAAGGTGCGGCCACTTAGCGATACCGACTTCGGTCGTAAAACGAACATTACGCTTCTTCATCTGAGTCCTCTAGTTGAAGTAATACTTAGACGCTAATACGTCTGGGATATGCAGCTTACCCATGTTAGGCAAGCTCGGTAAAGATACACCAGAAGGCAGTTGGGATTCAAGCTGTGAAGCTAAGATTTGTAGCTGATCCTTTGAGAATATCTCAACGGTAGCCTCCCTCACACTCTGGTGCATCACATCTGCCTGCGTTGCGAGGACACTGATACAGTCATGAGTAGGCATGATTGAATCGACCCCGTAATGCTGGGCAAGATTTACGGTATGCCCTAGTAGACCCCCAAGCCCATCGAGGCTGTGGATCCAGTTAGGACAGATTGCGTTGACGGTCTTGCGCTTGTTGACTGCGCCGTTAGGTATGCGTAGTCGGTGCTGCCGTAGCTTCCCGCCGACTAACGTCTTGATGGAATACTTGCTCGTATTCTCGTAATACATTTTGACAGGGAAGCCGAGAGGCGTGACCCATCGTGGAGTGACATCGTGCTTAACGAAGAGAGAAGCACACTGCCTGAGCCAGTCCATGCCTACCTGAGCAGACTGAACTACTTCTCCTATTGCTGCCCATATCTGCTCAGCTAAGTAGTTGCACGGCTTATACGTCTCATCTCCGAACGGGCTAGCCTTGCCTGCCTTTATCATCTCGTAGAACCAGTCCGCTGTGTATGTCCGACAGGAGAAGAACGTCGAACCGTAACAGAGCGTCATCGTCTGCCTCTTCGTCGTCTTCCTGTCGATGCCGAACTCTAGCCACTTGTTGCCATACGGATTGTCGTCCTCGTAGAGCTTCTTCCTTACGGCGTCAGCGACCTGTCTGTAGACATCCTGTGGCACAGCACTCGGAGTGACGTTCGTCGCTTCAGCAGCCACTGTGTCCCTCAGAACCATGCCGTAGATCTGTAGCCCCTGGTTCGTAGCATCCATAGACACAGGTAGGCTAGTCCTGAACTTACTTCCCTCGTTATGGAGACGGCTGATCTCCATGCACGCCCTAGCGAACGACCAAGGCTCAGAAGCGTCAGCCCATACCATGTCGGAAGTCGGGTCACTGCCTACACGTTGGATCATCTGTAGGTTGCCTTCAGCCCACTTCAGACGATCCGCATATGATTCCTTATCCAGACCCCACCTAGAAGCGGCATGGATATACAGCCATTTAGTAGCCTCATCCGTTATCTGCTCCGTCTTTGAGAAGTTTAAGAGACTCTTAGCCCACTCTGGACCCTGCGGCTGGAGGAAGTAAGGGATCGGATACTCACGACCTCGGAAGTCTAGAGATGCCGGGAACCATATCTCGTCATGCTCAAACTTGTCAGCCAAGTGCGTGACCTTCATCACTTGGATGCGCTTAGACTTCAGCCTCTCGTTCTCGAAGTGAGTGCGGGCAGCAGACTTCCTCCAAGCCCTGCGTATCTCTTCATCATACTTGATATTCTCAGGCTTAGGAGGCAGCGGCTCATCCTCCATCGGAGGTAGCCCACCTATGGGTAGACCCTTGTCCCAACAGTGCTTCAATACGTCTACTAATGGCCCGTCTACTCTATAGCCAGTCTTCTGAATAGTATTCAAAGCTCTATAGACGAGAGGCATGTCTGCATTAGCTAATTCTTCTAAGTATTCCTTGTCTTCAGTCTTGACGAGGGGGCGGCGGCGGAAAGACGCGGAGCTATAGCCTCCGATGTAAGGATTATCCCAGTCCATAGGTGTTTCCACGGTAGGTAGCCAGACAGGAGACAGTGCTTCGTTAAACTCGTGAGCTTTAGACATCCAGTCGAGCAGTGCATCCGTAGGCTTGATGCTCGTATACGTCTTACCTTGTGCGTCTCGCCTCGTGATCGTCTCGATGATCCCAGTAGACTGTCGCAGCACTTCGATACACGTAAGACCTACGGACGCTGCTAGCTTTCTGTCCCAGCTAGGGAGGACGAGGTCATGGAACTTCAACGTCTTGTTGATGAACTTAGACTTAGTCTTCTGAGATTTGAATCTGTCTAGGACTCTATGGATCTGCTGCCATAGGGCAGGGTGATCCGTCTTAACTTCACGGAAGCGAAGCTCATCCTCAAGCAGCCTTCCTATAGTGACCGCAGTGCTGACGATCTTTCTCTCTATACTGATGCAATCTAAGACAGACTTAGTGACGAGGGCTGCTACGACTACGCTAGGCAGCTTATTAAGATGCTCATACGCCTTGTGTCGCTTACCAGGGGCTGCGGCTGCCGTCTTCTTCCAGTCATCTAAGGCTTCCGCCATTAGAGTAAGAGACTCAGTGAGTAAGTGCTGACCTACAGTAGTCGTGGATTCTAAGGATGTTTCTTTTGCTCTCTTCTTCTTGTGATTATATCGCTGCTTTCCGAGATTGACCATCTCCGCATCTAAGCGGTCCTGTCTGTCACTCATAGTGTAGTTGAGAAAAGGAAAATGCTGCCTCCCGAGCGAGTCATAGGGAGGGGGAGAAGCACGCTGACTAGGCGTGTCGCTCAGGGAGGCAGCGGTGTGCGATTAGAAGTCCCCTCCGGTGACCGTGTCTAGCGTCAGCTTGTTCGATCCAGTATCGATGTTGAACCGATCATCAATGATTGCGTCCAGCTTGCTGAACCTGTCGGACTGAGTCATGATGTTACGACCTCGGTCGTTGCTCGTAAAGGCATTAAAGAGAGACCATAGGTTCCTGTCCTTAAACTCTGGGTGCTCTGGCTCTTCCCAGTGCTTGAGCACTCGCATCACTGCGGCAGCACCGATCACTTCCTTCTTAGCAGACTCAACGATGATGTCCCGTGCCTGCTGGTTGCTGCACTCAGTGTCCTTGAACATCTCACATCGCCAGACTCTAGCCTCTGCCTTCGGAATCAAGCTAGCAACGACGTTGTGAATCAGCTTACGGATCAACTCGAAGTGACCCTCTCTGTCTACGTCGATGCCTTTCGTATGCTTGCGCCGGAACTGATCGGTCGCACCCATGATCATACCGTTGGAGCATACGTCGAGACGCTCGCCTAGGAATCCCTGTAGGCTCGTCGTCATGTCATAGCTGTTCATCAGCCCTGCTTCCCATCGCTGTCCAGGGATCGCAGGCAGACCATGGTGCTTCAAGCCATACATGCTAAGGAACCGCCCATACTCAGGGAGATCCTTGATCTTCTTGTTACCACGGGACGGTGCCCTGTAGTGCAGCCCTTCGCTGTGCTCGAAGCCAGCCATACGGAACTCTTCTTCTAGCGTGTCAATCGCCCACTTGTGTGGCAGTGGTCGCCATGTCTCTGGACCCTGGGTAGGGACCGGCGTCTTCTCGATCGTCTTAGCGTCAACGATCTGACCCCAGTTACCTGGGTCATACGGGGTGGGAGCTTCTGGGATAAGTGTAGCAGTCATCTTCTAAAACCTCTCGTGTATCTAAGGAACTAAGTAAATCCGCGTATCTAACTGTTACCAAGGGACGGTGCCCTGTAGTGCATTAGGAGACATGCGCGGCCCGTCTCCTATTCATCGCTTACTACGATGGATTATGGATCACGTATACGTTGATGGATCCCAGCGGCATCTTGCGCCGAGATACTACGAGACCAGCCACTACGCCATCGGCAGTGGCGCGTGCGCCCGCCGTGAAGCTTGACACTTCAGCGTCCGAGCCGGAATCAAAGGACGTCACGCTGTGATGCCCTGGCCCTGCCTTGCTGACCTTCAGTGCTGCCGCCTTACCGAGCGCATACTGGCCGTTCGTTGAGTTGCGCGGCTTGATGTCTGGAAGACCCTTGATAACTTCGTTACTCATAACTTCTCTCTCTCTCTCCTGGAGGAACCTCTTCCTCGACTATTGAATAGCAATCTAAACATAGATCACCGTAAAGATCATCAGTCTTGATAATGGCTGTGACTACGCGGCATAGATCGCACCGGTTCACCATGCCAATACTAGCTCATCATCAAGTTGCTTGAGTCTAGCGTGAACCATCTCAATTACACGTTGAAACCACGCACTTTCTCTCTGCTTCCTCGCCCACTTGATCCATGAGATCGCTGTAGTGTGGTCGTTACGAAGGAACAGACGCGCTACTTCCTGTAACGTCAAGTGAGAATTGAGACGCACTAAGTAGGCAGCTACTTTGCGCGGCTCGCTGAAGTGCCTTCTCCTGTCCTCGGCAAGCAGATCATCCTTAACCCTGCCATATTCCAGGCAGACGGCAGCTATGATCATGTCAGGAGTGATCTTGATCCGCCTACTCATCCTGAGCGGCTTCTCATTTACTTCGAAGTAGAAGGGGTCACCTGGATTAACCATCGCTCGGTTCCTCCAACGTCTTAGTCCGTCGCCAGTGTGCCCATGTCACGGCCTGCACTGCGTGGACGTTCATGCCTGCTGCATCAGCTACGGCATGGTAGGCACGGGATGCTGCACGATACCCGGTCACGTTAGGAGCCGTGTTCAGCTTGCCTGTAGCTACTGCCCAGGCATGGACATCTACTACTACGTCCTCATCCCGAGACATCAGGTTAGCCCAATGGCTATTGTCCGCACATCCCAGCATAATAGCGATGTAGAACGCCCTCGTCTTCGGACCTCGGAGGATGTCGAGAGGGTCAGCCCCTGCCGCAATAGCAGAAGCCTTCCTCTTCATGTCCCCTGTGCCCTCGTGAGGGATCGGGAGACCCTGTAGCGCAGCCTGTAGCTGCACCTTCGTATGCTTCTTCTGACCTTCCCAGCTGTTGCGGGGAGACAGTGCAGCGATAAAGCCGACCGCCGTAAACGCCTGGATATTCAGTGATTCGGCAACGGAATCAGCGAATCTAAACGCATGTCCATACCAGTAGCAGTCACGTTGCCATGCTCCACTCGTATCTCTCTTCGCTAAGGCGAGGCACGTAGCAATGCGCCCCGACATCCTATGGATGTCATGATTACCGTATCGGTTCCTCATAAGTTTAAGCCCTCCTAGGCTAAGTAAAAGACAGTGCAAAAGCCCAGATCGCGTAGCAGATCCAGATCATAACGAGCCATACAGAGACGAATCTTGCAACGCTAATGCTAGGTTTCAAGGTTCGCGGATACGCTTCCTTCCAGCGTGCCTCTTTGTTGTCAGCAGATTTCATAAGTTTTCGGTATCCTTTGCAGCTAGCTGAGCTACGAGTTCATCACGGATGTTGAGGACAGACCTGCGAAGATTGCTGTCTGACCTCGGGTGTGGTGGCCTGAGCGCACCGTTCGTAAGGAAGAGTAAGTATCCGTCATCAGAATGCCCTACGTCTAGCTGCATCGCTCGAATACAGGGTTCCTCCCAGTCATCCCAGACACTCCAGCAGAACGCGAGAGCTTTGATGATGCTCGTGAACACTCTAGACCTGTAAGGCAGCCAAGGTTTGTCGGTGCGTTCTGCATCCAAGTCTACTACCTGCCAGATGATGTTAGAATCCTCAACCATTGAGAGATACCCTCCATGCAGGGGCGTCAGTATCGGGACGATCTGCCCCCCGTTCAGCCCAGTCAACAGTCGTGCTGTCCTCAGTCACGGGGTCGTCTGATGGTAGCGTGCGGCTGTCGCTGCATAGAGTCCATCGGCCTGCTAAGTCTGTAGCGTAGAGTTCAGCGGCACGTTCCGTCCTGAATCTCAGGCCGTTACTGACCCAGCTACCTTGAACTAGAACTTCCGCTTTGTAACTAACAGTCTTCATCTTTCCGGTCACGGCAATCGTCCTCCATCACTAGTGTGTTTTCGCAGATGGCGTGGCCTCTGCCATCAAAAATATTTTTTAGCAGTACGCCTTCCTTGCGCCAGTCCCTAGCTAGCTGCTTGAGACGCTTAGTTGTTGCGTCTAGATGTGCTTCATACTCCTCTACTACTAAGTAGAAGTGACGCACAGGTGCTAAGAAGTCCTTAGCTATTTCCTCGTAGTCAAGCTTCATCACACCTCCTCATTGAAGATCGTGAGAAGCATGTCAAGGTCGTCTGACCCAGGCTCGCAGAGGTCAGCTAAGTGTCGATACTCTTTCGGAATGCTGCTGAGATCAGCCTCGACCTCCGGCTTATCCTTGAGTGCCTCGATCTCGGCCTGTTCATAGACCCGGCGCACCCTACCGAGGCGGAAAGAAGTCTGCTTCGTTAAGTCTGCGCCGTAAGTGACCGTGATCTCAGCGGAATCCGGCCAATTTCTCATGTTCACTAGATTTACGGGGGGTCCACCATATGCAGTCTTGAACCAGACGAAGTTAGCTAGATCCTCGATGATCTTAGGGATTGAGTTATGCTTTTTACTCACTAAGTGACAAGGCATGCCGTTCATAGCTTCGCATCCTCCGCTAGCTCTTTCTCAGCTAACTTCTCTAGGAACGCGGCTTCAGCATCCGCAAGCTGACTCCTGAAGTCGGATATGAACTCCCGAAAGCCTTCAACGCTAGCGTCCACCGCAAACAGCGTGACGTTATAATACGCCTTGGCTTCATTCTGCCACAACGGCGAAGAGCTTAGGCTGAACTCAATCCATGCCGATTCGCCAGCCTGTGCAATTTTGACTGAGTTTAGCTTGTCACATCTGTAGATCGTAAAGTTACCCATTAGTATCCTCCTTAACTGGTCCTCGTGGTTCTGTAATTGGCGAAAGTCGCCGACGCTTATCAATCTCTGCCTGTATGTCGTTACGCGCCCATACAGTAGTCGCTCTGTCTTTCTGATCGATCAAAGTCAAGATCTCTGATGCTCTAATTTTCTCAGCCGCGCAGTCGGCGGCTGTCGATGCATCCGCACGTAGCTCGACGTTGATCTTCGTCCTTGCTCTGCCCGCAGCTAGCCGCTTAGCGTTTCGGATCACTGTGGCGTGGTTCCTCCTGCTATTGCGAGCGCATACGATGCACTTGTCAGCGTTCGAGCGGTTCTTAGCCGCTTTACTGTGCCCGTTCCTGCATACGCCGGGACTCACGATACCTCCACCTTAACGACGCTGCCCATCGTCAGTTGATCGTCGCCGTTGCTCATCACTGGGCCGGGATGCCAAGTGTGGATGATGCCGGGATACAGACTCTCGATGCCGTAAGGCACCGGACCCACGATTACGTGGAACTCAGCAGTATCGAGTTCGGCGTTGATCTCGGCAGCCCAGTCACCGTGAACGTAGTAGACTAGCTCAAGACCGTGGCGACCCTTGCGTAGCTCAATGCCTCTTTCCCAGCCCTTTTCAAACGCTTCGGCTACAGTCACGGCACCAAGCCTGCCACCTAGCTCTACGCACTCGCCTCTGTAGTAAGTGCAGCCAGTCATCGCTAGGCCGCGCTCTGTGATGCTCGCAGTAACGTCCTCCAACGGGATGAACGGGTCGATGTTGTCGAGCCTGTTTTCCGAAGTGCTTCCCCGTGTCCGAGGCTTCGACAGCTCCTCGTAATACTGAGCAAACGTGCAGTCCTTCATAGCGTTGCCGATAGGCGGGACTGCGAGAATGGCGACGATGTCACCAACGGTTTCGATCTTCATGTCAGTCATTTTTCTTCTCCTCCGTAGTATTGCTCGGCTTCATCAGCCGTCAGTCCAACGTCAACTCCAGTTTCCGGGGAGTCCCCGGTTTTCTTCTGTTCTACGACGTGCTTCCGCCAAACGTGGTAAGCGGTGAATATCCAGGACAACGGGTCTGTAGGTGGAACCCTGGGAGTCTTCAGCTCTACGGGATCCCACTTCCCTTCTACGTATAAAGCCGAGACCGGCAAGGAGTGGTAGTCGTGTCCTTCGCTGCTGCGCCGCATGATGACTGTGCTCATTAACGATGGAAACACAAAATCTTCGCAGAAATACCAGTCGTTTCCGTAGTGGTCGTTACCGAGAAACTTGCAGTGGATACAGTCATGCTCATGGTTTGGCGTGTCTGTTCGAGCTTTCATTACAGCAACTCCTCCGGCATGTCGCCGTCATCGGCCCACTGTTGCATGATCTCGCTAGCGGCTTCCTTCGGGTCAATACCGTCATCGAACAGGTCTCGCGTTGAGATTACGTCCGGCATGTCATGCAGATCAACCATGATGCGGCTTGCGATAATCCTATTAACCGCAGCTTCCCAGGCTTTGTATTGATTGTCTTTCTTATCAGTCATCTGTCTTCTCCTTTGTTGATCAGGAACAAGTAGTCAACCGGGGAGTCCCCGGTTCTGTAAGCGACTACTGAAAGTAGCCGTCCGGGGACTCCCCGGTTCTCTTACGCGATCCCCAATTATAGCCAAATGTCAGGTGTCTGTCCACTGTAGTAGCCATATAAACTTATGTTAGATATTAGCATAGTTTAGCGTCCGGGGACTCCCCGCTTTGCTCGGCCCTGTATGAACTCTGGACGCACTATCACGTTGCGCCGTGACAACACGCCCGGAAGCAGCCTTCGTCGGCCTAGTGCCTCCTCAGTCTCGCTGCGCTCACGTTCCGTTCGCTCCGCGTCAGCCGCTAAGGCTTGTGGCGCATCCGTCCGCTCGGCACAGTGTCGCCTTCGACTGACTCGTCGATTCGCTTCAGCCCCTCCCGCCCTCGCAGCATCATCAGCGTTAGCAGCAGCATCGCCAGTAGCAGCAGCATCCGTAGCAGTAGCATTGGCAGCAGCAGCAGAGTCGCTATCATCATCAGCATCAGAGATACTTACAGTTCTGCGTAACTGTCAAGAACTTCAACCACGAGATGCCGCATTCGTCCCGTCATTCGAGTGAGCAAGGGATGAGGCCAGTGCCGCCACTGGGAGCCGATCGTCCCGATGGGGAACAACATCCGTCCGCTCGGCACAGTCTTAGCTTCGACAGGCTCGTTGATTCGCTCTAAGCATCTATGGCCCTCGCTAGTCGCTCGGGGCCTCCTTCCGTCGGCCTTAGCGCAGCTAAAGCAGCCGTCCGCTCGGCACAGTGCCACCTTCAAGACATCGTCGATTCGCTCTAAGCAAATCTAGCTAGAAAGCATCCTTCGCTATCACGAACATCCGCTCAGCACAGTATCGGCTTCGACAGGCTCGTTGATTCGCTACTGTTTCGTTGCCCTTCGGGTTCTGTGAAGAGGAGTCGCGGCGAATCGTGCGCCGGAATAGGCGCAAGAACTTATCCCGTCGTCTTCTCAGCCGATCGTCCCGATCGATCAGGAACGCTTGAGGATGTAACGGCGACAGTCAACGCACTTGATCCGGAGCCGGAAACATGCCGGCAAAGCAGCACCAGAGACGGCTCGGCCTTCGGCGACCAGCGTGCCCGCTGGACTGGGCCAGACAGCCGCGCACCTTCCAGGTGCACCGGGCCACCTCGCCAGCGCGCTACGCGCTTGGCCCACTTACCAGTGGACCGGGAACGCGCCTTCGGCGACCAGCTTCCAGCTGGACCAGGCCGGGCTTCCGCCCCATTCCCAAAAAAAAAACGCGAGACATAGCCCGTAGACTACGCCCCGCCAATCAGACCCAGACGCTACGCGAACAACGCAACAGCTATAGCTATCACGATGAGCACGCAAGCCGCCTGGTTACTACGACGCTGGCTTTTACTCATTCAGCACCCGCCTCCCGCTTCTTGGCCGCTTGCTGGCATTCCTTGATTGACTGACGCATAACGTCAACCGCACCCTTGACGGCATCGAACGGCAGACAGTCCACCGCCGCCTGCCAAGCTTGACGACCTGCATCGACCCGCTCCGTCACAGACAACACAGGCTCTGTCGTCGCTTCGTCCGGTGCCGTTCCGGTGCCGGCATCATCCGACACAGCATCATCCCCGTCGTCACTCGTGTCGGCATTCGCGCCGCCCTTCGCAGGCAAATGCCCACCGTTCCGCAGCGACTCCAAAACGCTCGACTCGTTCAGAAGGTTACTCACACGGTCGAAGTGTGAGATTGTCCTGTTCGCTTCCGCGTTCCACGCAACCAGACGCTTCTGCAATTCTGCCGACTCAAGCACAGCAGGGAACCGCTTCGTTTTCCCGTCCTCCGTGATCCCGGCACACAATGCGCGGCACGTTGCCTGCGCCTGGGGAGCCAACCACTGCAACCCCTCCCACTCAGGATTATTCTCAGCCAAGTAACGCGAAGCAATACCCCCGCAACTCAGGACTTCGCGAAACGTCGTGTCATCCTTCGACGCGAACCCCATGGACGCCGACCACTCAATCTTCGTCCGGTAGCCTTCAACCTTCGCAAGTACCTTATGGTACTGCCACCAGATCGACCACGCTTTTGCGTTACGCGCCAGCATCCGTTCGCGATGGCTCTGAACCTTTCCTTGCATCTGCTTAGTCAGATCGGCGACCTCGAGACAACCAGCAGCCGCAGCCGCAGCAGGTTCCAACGACAACTCTGCTTGCTTGTCCTCGATCGACGGCTTGCCAACCGGGGAGTCCCCGCTATCAGGACGCAACGCGAGCAACGCAGCAACCAGCTGGTTCTTGTTCTCGTTCTTGTTCTTGTTCTTCGTTTTCGCAGTCATCAGTCAACCTCATGTATCGGTTTCAATGTCGCCCTAGCGAAGTGCTTTGCGACTTCCCACACTCTACAGGTTCGCGGCCTCCCAGTCAACACTAGTAAGTATAAATAAAAATAGAATATATACCGTTGCGGATCCGGGGAGTCCCCGCTTCAATTTCACAAAAATTTTCTCCCTGCGGGGCTGGTGTCTCTGCCGAGGGCTACTGCGTAGGTCACTCGGTGAAGCTACGGCTTGTTCTCGGATCGTCGATTCGTTCCAGCACAGCGTTCGCTATCACGAGGCCAAGCTCGAGGAGCCGGGAATCACGGGCGTTCGCAGCTTCGCCGTGCCCTCGAGATTCCGTTCCCGTTCCGGTCACTACATCTTGAGTCCAAGTTGTCACGGGTCGCGTTACTCCCTTTTCCTCGAGTTGTGCGGCTGCTCCGGCTAGGTTTCTGTCCGCTTCGCGGCGAGAAGCCCTGGCCTTCGCGAGTTCGATGCTCCGGCAAAATGCCACCGCTAAAGCGGCGCAGCTAATGCGCGTAGCGCAGCGTTCCTTCGAAACCATAGCGTTCCCTTGGAACCATAAGGAAGTCGCTAGTCGCTCCCTATTTCTATAGCTCGTCCTGCGGCGAACCCAGGAAATCACAGAGCGTTCGTTCCGAACCATCGGCTAGCTATCACGGTCCGTGGATTCTAGGGGACACCACAAAAACACCCCGCCGCACCGACGCCAGAGTGTCACCGCGAGCAACCAGGAGCGCACCCCTAGCATCCCCGAGGGAGACCGGCAGCATCCAACGCCAACAAGCCGCGAGATCCGCAGGGGGGCATGGGGGAAACTCACGGTCCTTGTATTGTTTTATAGGCAGTCAGATTTTACTGCCAAAACATCCACAGTCTTCTCAGAGACCTGCCAATCAGAGACTAGCAGCATACTCAGGATACAGCCTCGCGGTATGCTCGTGACTGACCCACAGAACGACTTCTCGACTTCCAGGCTCGACGCTAAAGTGACGAACTGTTCATCCTCAACGATGACGTAGCCTACAGTCACTACAGTCACAGGCGTCACAGCAGCAGCTTCCTCTAAGTCAACCCAAGTTCCTTCGAGTCCTAGGATGTCCTGCCAAGTAACTTTGACGAGACTATACGTGTTGCTAGTATCCCGCACTCGGCTTCCTAATAGTCAGGATTTCTTTCACGGACTTCTTCTTTTTCTTCTTCCCCCCAGAACTCCTCCTACTGCGTTTAGAAGGCGTAGCTCTCTTGCCCCTTTGGTCACTCGCCGTCTGAGGACTGCTACTGCCGCCATCACCATCACCATCACCACCATGCCTAGACATATCACTTAACTCCTTTCTTACGGTTCGCAGAACGAGATACGATTCTAAGGTTTGATCGGCCGTTGGACCCACCCTTAGTCATTGGACGCTTATGGTCTACTTCCCGAGGGTCGCCGACTTTCAGCTTCAGCTTACGCCTAGCTCTGTTGGCTGCCGCTCTGTTCTTACGAGCCTTCGGCTTGCCATGGAAGTCTCTATACTCTTTCTTATAATTTCTAGCCTTAGCCATCTTAGAGTATCCTTAGACTCCTAGGAGTCTCTGTTTATTTATCAGTAGTAGAAGGGGTAGGGGTGTCCTAGGCTGTCCTAGGAGGGATCCTCTCCCTCCCCATACAGTCAGCCTATTCGTTCTTATGCGTCAGAACCACGTAGATCCTCGGACTTTACGACCGACGCTGTGTTCCATGAACTTCTCTAGATCTTTCTGTCTCAACTCATCCGCTCTGTTAGCGATCTGTTCGTCCGCATCTTGAGCCATTTGCTCCGTCCAGTAAGACACAGCCATAGCTAGAACGTCCAGCCTGTCGTCGTGAGCCAGTGCTCCCCGATGCCTCGTCACTCTGCTCATCTGATACATCAACTGGTATCTCAACGCCTTCTCAGGAGGCAGATGTCGCGTGCTGTCGTAGTCATTCTCCACTACTTTCCTGTCTACGACCAGCTTATGGCTGTTCATTACAGGCTCTAAAGTATCGCAGATACGTCTCTCCTTACTCGTGCTATGCCTCACTTCTTCAGTCGTCACATTATAAACTTTAGCTAGCACAGGCTTCAACAGGCTCGTGAACATACCGTCACCGAAGTTCGACTCGATCAACACGAGGTTGACTTCCTGCTCCTTAGCGATCAGCGACAGCCTTTTCAGCGTGTCCTCACTGTAGCCCCCCGGCATCCCGCCAGCATCCGTGACGAACAGGAACCCGTTCAGCATCTTCACGACAGCATAGCTCGTCTCGTCAGCCCCTCGACCACTAGGGTCAATCGCCATGACTGACCCCGTATACGGAACCCAGGATCCGTCACCTAACGCTACAGGCCCGTAGAAGCGATCTCCCGGCAGTCCGACGTTCGGAAGGCTATTGATCACGTTATCCGGCGAAGCGGCCCACACAGGCTTCTGGGGGCCTTCACGGGGATTCAGGGACATGACTACGAGATCCGACAGCCTCAACGGGTATCTGTCTACGTCACTGAGGCTCGGGTCCAGCATGAACTGCAACGCGAACCCTGTTCGACCGTAAGACGCTTCCCGTTCCATCAAGTCGTCAGCGTCAAACCTGTCGGGGTCCGTAGGCTGACCGACTAGTTCTTCGTCTTCCGCCACCTTCTCAGCGACCTTCTTGCAGAGGAAGTCTCCGTATCTAGCTAGCTGAGACTTCTTCGGATAACGCGCAGGCCAGATCTTCACGCTAAACCCACGCTCCGGCAGTGCGCTGTAGATACTCGCTTCCGTCTGAGGCGTCCCGAGGAACAGGATGTTGCCTCCCGGCTTCAGGACTGCGTCAAACTCCTTGACTCCTTCCGACAGCTTGTCGCGCATCGTCGTCGTCTGACTGTTACTGAGGGACTCAACGTCATCAGCAATGATCAAGTCAGCACGAGCACCCGTGATCTGGCTCGTGATCCCTTTGGATACTACGGACGGGGCATGTGAAGCAGGAGCAGGACCGACATCAAAAGCGACCTTACTGTTTCGCTGGCTTTCCCGAGGAATCAAGTGACGAAGCACCGGCATCTCCGTGATTAGCCGCAGCGTAAACGTGCTAAAGTCGTCCGCTCGCTGCTTCGACGCAGATACGACGAGGATGTTCTTCGTAGGGTCCAGCAGTAGCTGGTGAACGACGAACGCACTCGTGATCCACGACTTCCCGACTCCCCGGAACGCTTCGACGACCCTGCGTTTCGGTCCATGTTGGATGTAATCAGCTATGTCGTACTGAATATGAGTAGGATCTGGGAGTCCTAAGTGCTTCCAAGCCATATACAGGAAGTTTCGGAAGTCTTGGAGCGGGTGCATCGATTAGCCTTCTGAGACTTTCCTCATATCCACGTTGAACGGCAGCGTCCTCGCTAGTTCCGACATCGGCTCACTGGCGTCAATCCCAGCGTCGATCCCGTTGTCTTTCAGGAAGCCTTTAGCGACGTTCAAGTCCGCTGAAGTAGCGTCTCCAGAGAGCACGCGATCTAGAAGCTCCTGAGCTACTGCGTCATGCAGGCTGCTGAGCACATCCTTAACGTCTTTCATAGTTTACCTAGTAAGAGTGCAGCAAGGACAGGAAGAAGACCTCCTAAGAGTCCCCAGATCCCGGCTTTGATCTTCAGACCATGGACTTCCAGGGCTACGCTTCGGATCTCGTCCTGTAGCCCGTTCTCTACCGTCTGCCTGTTGTTGCGTTCATGCTTAATTGAGACGTCAATGCGGTCACTGAGCTTTTCTAAGTTAGTGTCGAGACGACGGAGTTCATTAAGAACTAGTTTTTGATACTCACGCCAGCCATTTCCTTCGTCGCTCATTACGTTTGAACCCTAGTGAACTCGACTGATGGATAGTCTGTGTTGAATGAGTATGATGATTTGAGAAGAATGCGAATCTTGAGTCCGCCGTTGTTTAAGGGGGTGGTAGGTAAAGACTGGCCTGTCACTGTAGGATCCCACAGCCCAACTACACAGTGTGACTCTACGGGGAATGAGCCTACGGCGGATCCGCTGGAGAAGCCCGACGCGTAGCCAGACCCACCAGACAGATTAGCCCATGTGGTTGTGCCGTTACCGTTAGCTGTAGTAAACGCAGTCGGAGGACTGGCTGCTATAATGTGCTGCACATATATCCGAACCCAGGTGGCTTGCTGACAAGGGATTCTTACGGCTAGCTTCCAGACGCCCTTACTGACGCTATACCACCCTGCGCTAGTATTCCACCCGAACCCGCCGTCCGGGTCGAAGTTATGATCAGTTGACTGCGGGTATATGATAAGGTCTGTTTGCCCAGTATAGGTTTGATTAACTATTGGGTGGAAAAGAACGTGTCCAGGATGCTGACCCTGTGCTACCTGCTTCTTACAGACAAGGTCAGTATCCTCAACGTTTGCCCAGAGCCGGTCTCTTACAGCGAGATCGCCGTATCGAATCGTAGCACCCGTAGTTCCGAGTTCTCCCGTAGATCCCCCTTGATCTACTGGAACTCTCTTACCCACCATTGTAATAGCGTCATTTTCAAATCTCAGGTGTGGCCCATACTCCCCGCTGATGCCATGCTGGAAAGCCAGCCCTCCGATGCCGCCATAACCTGTTGGTCCCGCTGAACCGTTAGAAGAGATGCTGCCATCTAATACTCCAGTTCCGCCCTTCCCGATCCGCATACTACCGTCGTTCCACCAGCCGATTCCTCCGGAACCCGTAGTTGTCGGTAAGCCGGTAGTATTATCTACGAGGTCGCTCGTAAGCACATTAAGGCCACCCGGCTGACTAGTGTTGTGGAAATATGCCCCTCGGAGCTTTATGAATTGAGCGTTAGAGACCTTGTTATGCGTGATCTTTACTCTCGACCCGGATGAGAGAGTGTCCCCTACCTCTAGACTGGAATTAGTTCCCACGATTCTACCGTGAAGACCTGAGACAGTGCCCGTCGCCGTGACGTCTGATCCAGTCAACGGTCCAGTAGATAGAACACCAGCAGTAGTTACTACGGTTCCGTCATATTTAACTTGGAACGGTGAGTCTAGCGTCCCGCTGGACTGTCCGTAGCTGACGTCAATAGCTGTTTGATCTGCTTGCTGCCCGCCGCCGCTAACAGAGTTGTTCCCTTGAATCTCTAGCTTACCTAGGCCAGTAACTTTAGTAAGAGCTACGCCATAGCCTGTGTTGCCGCTCGCAGTTGGGTCAATATATCCGAGCTTAAGGCCCGAAGAAGACAGTTCCGTAAAGCCTGCCTGACCGCTAGAATCGCTTCCGATCGTAATCGCACCTGAAACGTCTACAGTAAAGACTTCGGCTGTCGTTTTGTCCGTGATCCTAATGTAGTCGGCGGTCTGAGCCTGAGTCCCACCAAACTCAGCCAGCGGCAACGTCACTACATTCGGCTCCTGCGACTGGAAAGGAGCTAGTAGTGCGTTCCTCGTTGAGCCGAAGTTGCGGACAATTATCTTCTCGCCAGAGGCTGGCGCAGTAACAAACACTAGCGAGTAAGATTCGTTAGTCTGAACGATTGAGTAGTCTGCTATAGGTTCCTGGAGAGCACCTGCAACCTCTACTAGAAACATGTTAGCGATGGATGTCGCTGGTATAGGAGACGTTAGTAAAAAGATTAATTGAGTGCCGTTAGCCTGTGTCGGGAAAGACCAAGACTGAGGTTCAATCGAAGCCAGCGACGTCCCATAAAGACTCAGCGAATTGACGTAACCTAGATTGACTGAGTCATCATCAGCAGTTCCAGTAAGCAAGTTCTTAATGACACGGTTACCCGCGTCGAACTTATTGTCCATCGTAATAGGAAGTGACGTATTCGCGTTGTCTAGCGACTCCTGGATCGTCAGCAAGAACTGCTTGTTCTGCGTATTCAGATCAGACGCTTTGAGAACTGATCCATCTGAGAACGACCTTGAAGGAGCCGTAATACTCGTAGTTCGCCCTATTCGAACTATAGTAAGCTCGTTTACTAGGGCTGGAGCAGTCCCTAGTAAGGTCACCGTAAACGCAGTCCCAGCACTAGTTACTTCTATACTGAAGTCCGTAGTAGGTAAAGTAGTGGTCGATGCACCAGTAGTCACAATAACAAATATGTCATTGGTGTCTAGGTAATCAAGTATGACGGGGTATACGGACTGACCAACCGTCAGGTCAGCATAGTCATTGTAAGAGTAAGCCATGTGTTTATTTACTGGTCTGAGTGTTTGTTAATGAACATAGAATTGATCAGTTGATCAACACCGGGTATTTTAAGAGGCCAAGGAAGAGTTTGAAGTGATCGTAATTCGTTGGGAGTCATGTCGCTAGTAGAGCCTCCCTGTCGAACAAGCTGTCCTAGAGATGCAATTTGACTGGGAGCGTTCGATAGCAGCCTTCCGGTTGTTGATCCAAGGATCGGAGCCATCGCCAACCCGGTCGTTCGCAAGTCGTCGTCGAATACACCTTTTCCTCGGATAAGACCCGAGCCTAAATCCGTCATCATCGGGATGATCGTGCTAGGGCCGAACCTGACGATCGCAGCCTTCATCAAGTTCTCGTCCGTAAACTTCTCTTTCAAGTAAGCTTCAGGATCATTATGTCCTAACGCTCTATAGTAAGAAATGCCCATATAGCCTAGTATCGCAAGACTCGTCCCGCCGACTACGTTACCTGCCTCTACAGCATCGGCTCTAGCGACCCCTGCTGCTAGCTGCTTAGACTTAGCGACAATAGAGAACACGCGGAACTGAGATATGAACTTACCGACAGTCGTATTGACCCATTCTGGAGTCTCGCCATACGTCTGTCGCTGGATCATTGAGTCCGTATGCCTACGAAGAGTCATTACGAAAGTATCAACGATACCCCTGTCTTCTGGCTTCACTTTATCAAGCCGTATGTTCTTTACTTTGCCTCCTAGAACGCCACCCTGGAACTCAATGAGTTCGGGATCTCTGAGCACTCTAGAGATTCTATTGACTTCGTCAGGACTCATGCCGATTTGAGCAAACCTCTTCGCAGACTGCTTCCACCAACTGTCTTTAAGAATAGCGGTGCCCGCCCCGTCAACCGCGTAAGCAGTATTGACGAAATGCTGGAAGGATGCCCTTGCTGCCCAACGACGCATAAACAAGT